TTTACCATTGGTAAGTTCAGGTTGCGATAGTTATGCCAGCTGGGATCCACGCTTTAAAGATCTAAGCCCAATGCTTACCAGTGAAGCAATCGTAGATCGCATTATGGAAATTATTCCTCACGGCGAATGGCAAGATGAACACTTGGTTATTACAGGTGGTGAGCCATTGCTGGGTTGGCAACGTGCTTATCCAGAGTTGTTAGATCATGCTAAGATGGCTGGTTTAAAAGAAATTACATTTGAAACAAACGGTACTCAAAAGCTAGCAGAAGATTTTAAAGAATATCTAGTAAAATGGCAGATCACTAATCATCAATTGAATAGAGAAGTCACATTCTCAGTAAGTGCTAAACTTCCAGCAAGTGGTGAAAAGTGGAAAGAAGCAATCCTTCCAGAAGTGGTTTGCGAATATGAACAAGTTGGCACAGCATATTTAAAATTTGTTGTTGCTACCGAACAAGATATTAAAGATGCAGAACATGCTGTAGAAGAATTTAGAACAGCAGGATTTAAAGGGCACGTTTATCTAATGCCAGTGGGTGGTGTTGAAAGTGTTTACGCATTAAATGCAAAAAATGTGGCACTGGCAGCTATGAAACGTGGCTGGCGCTACAGTGATAGACTACAAGTGCCTTTGTTTAAAAATGAGTGGGGTACATAATGGCCAAGTTACTTGTGTTAGGGTGTGGTAAAAAAGAATTTCTAGGAAACCTCAGAGACATTGTTGTAACTGTGGACATTAATGAAAACGTTGGCGCAGATGTGGTACACAATCTTGATGTGTATCCTTGGCCGTTTGAAAACAATGAATTTGATGTTGTTCATTTGGACAATGTGTTAGAACACTTAAACGACATTGTGAGAGCAATGCAAGAAATACACCGCATATCCAAAGCAGGTGCAACTGTAACTATTATTGTTCCCTACTTTCGTAGCAAGTGGGCCTGTGTTGATCCAACTCACAAACATTTTTTTACCGCAGATACATTAAGTTACTTTGTCAAAGGGCATGTGTATCATGAAAGATATGCCTATAGCGATTTTGCATTTATAATGCATAGTAAAACATTTAATGAAGGTATTGATCAAACTTGGTTTCAAAAGTTATTGATTCCATTTGCTGAAAAACATATGGAATTTTATGAAAATAAAATTAGTCCAATATTTCCATTAGAAACACTGACGTATCACATGGAAACTACAAAATGAATAAGTTTATTGAAAAATTATTTGGCATTGATAAGATAAAAGCCCAAACTGAAGCCAGTTTGAAACAAGCTGAAGATGCTATGACAGCGGCCAAAAAAGCCACTAGTGCCGCAGAGTTGGCACAAAAAGCGGAAGAAATTGCCAAAATGACACCAAAAGAACGTGCTACTGCCAAAGGTGATCCGTGGGTTGCCGTTTTGGATACTCATGTCAACAAAGATAATATAAGAAATGGCTTTTTTGAGCTTGACTGGAACGCCGAGTTTGTGTTACAATTAAAACAAGCAGGATACGGATTTGATGGAGATCCAGAAGAAGAAATTGTGGATCGTTGGTTTAAAGACCTAGCTAGAAACGTATTAGCCGACGAAGGTCAAGACACTACTCGTGGTGCTGGCTTTATTAATGTTAACAAACTTGCCGGTGGCAAAGCAGAGGTAAAATGACTTACATTTTAGTTGATACAGCAAACACATTCTTCCGTGCTAGACACGTTATTAACGGCAGTGCTGATATCAAACTTGGCATGGCATTCCACATCACACTAAACAGTATTAAAAAAGCGTGGCAAGATTTTAACGGCAGTCATGTGGTGTTCTGTCTCGAGGGGCGTAGCTGGCGCAAAGATTACTATGCTCCGTACAAACGCAATCGCAGTGACGCCCGTGCCGCACACACAGAAAAACAAGCAGAAGAAGAAAAAGTATTTTGGGAAGCATTTGATACTTTTAAAGATTTTATTGCAGAAAAAACAAACTGTACAGTATTACAGCATAAACAACTTGAAGCAGATGATTTAATTGCAGGATGGATACAGACACATCCTGATGCAAAACATGTGATAATTTCAACAGACAGCGATTTTGTGCAATTGATTGCGCCAAATGTTAGACAGTATAATGGTGTAATGGAAACAACTACGACACACGAAGGGATCTTAGATAAAAAGGGCAAGCGTGTTATTGATAAGAAAACTAATCAAGCTAAGGATGTCCCAAATCCTGAATGGCTGTTATTTGAAAAATGTATGCGTGGTGATCCCACTGACAATGTGTTTAGTGCTTATCCAAAGGTACGTAAAAATAAATTAGAAGAAGCATTTAACGATAGATCAAATCGCGGATTCGCGTGGAACAACATGATGTTGCAACGTTGGGTTGACCATAATGGCGAAGAACATCGTGTGCTAGAAGATTACGAACGTAATCGTAAACTGATTGATCTGGCTGCGCAACCTCAAGATATTAGAGATGTAATTACGGAAACAATTAATACCAATGCTGTTCCTAAGACAATTGATCAAGTTGGTATTAGATTGCTTAAATTTTGTAACTTGTATGACTTAAAGAAAATTACTGATTCAATACAACAATATGCAGAACCATTTCAAGCAAAATATCAAACAGCATGACACATACTTTTCCAATTGGTTGAGAAAACTTTGGATTGCTAATTGTGATGAGCGAGATGATTTACGTGAACCAAAATTAAGTATGCATCAATACTGGCACCAATACAAATGGTGGTTACGTAGGGAATATAAATTTCAAAGAGGAAAAGAATTATGACAGACATACACGCAAAGCCCATTGTAGATGGATTACTTTGGATTGTGGAACACAATGGAGAAAAAGTTGGCACATTGCATAAAAAAGAAAACAACAAGTATGTGTTATGTGGCGCTAACGGAGAATTGTGTTTTACCAAAAAGTCTGATATAACAAAAAAGTTTGGCACTAATTTTTTCTTAAAAGGATTCACAACCACAGTATCACAACTTGATGTAAATGAATGTCACGGATACTTAACCAAGTGGCAACCTTATAACTCAATGTATGATGTGAGAAGAAAACTTCCTTTGTTTACAAAAAGTAATCAAAGTAAAAGTTTGTTTTGTGCAGGACATTACATTATTAAATTTCCTAAAAATTGGGTAAGAAGTTTTTGTCCCAAATTGATCACTATTGAACGTTATCCATTTACTGGCCCTTTTAAAACAGAAGAAGAAGCCAAAGAGGCGTTGGCCAATGCAAAATAATCCAATTAACACAATACCCTTGCAACAGTTTATACAGCAGGTAAAAATGGCTGATATGAGTCAGCAAAAAGAAGTCAAGTTAGATATCAAAACTGCAAAGCAATTGGCCTTTACCTTGGGCGAGGTTACCAGTAAATTAACTCAAGATTATGACAATTTGGTGCATATTCTTAAAAATACAGCTAACGACACTGTTACTGTAGAGCTAGATGGTGGTGGATTCTCCAATCAAAAATAGATAAATATATGCGTACATTTAAGGACGCATATTATGAGCAGACCAAAACCCAAAGTTCTTCTAGAACACGTAAACAAAAAAACTTATAAATGTGAACAGGTATTAGACGCCGAAGCAATTTGGGCTGTTTTTTATAAAGGCACACCTTTTAATTTAAAGAGTTTAAGTAGTGTTACCAGTTATCCAGGACCTAAATATAAAAAAGTAGCGTTTAGTAATCCAGGTCATGCAGTTAATCTAGCCAAAAAATTAAATTTAACTTTTGGTTGTAATGATTTTCAAGTGACTGTGTTAACATCTGGTCAAACATTAAAATGATATCTTCATCGGCATTTACACAGATTTTTTTGAAACAACAAGAAAAATCCTGTGATGAAGCCACAGTGAAGATGCATCACAGACTTTGGTGGCAAAATACACGCACTAAAGATTCTGGAGGACTACGACTTACTGAAGCGGGGTATGAACATTTGGCAAATGTTTTGGAATTGACCCAATATGAAGTACCGTTTACTCAAAGAGTTGAACTTAGTCCCCAAACTATAATATTTTTTGATCGATTTATTGATTGTCCTTACTACTTGACCAATCAAAGTTTAACCGTTTTTTCGGAAAAAAAGGCTTTTGAATTGATGCTATTTTCTGACGACATTCGAAAATACGGTCTTGTCAAAGCAATCAACGCTAGAAAAAAATCTGAAGATATTGGTTGATTTAACCAAAATACACTTGACTTCCTAGCGGACTGGCACTATAATACATACATAGCGCAATTTTTTACAACCCCGCAAACTAAGATAGGAACTTAAATGAGCGAGATTATTTCCCGTACTGTAGGCCCCAAACAAGCCAAACGTGCAATCCAA